GTTCTTTATAAAAATTTATGGCTTTCCCAACAGATACAATAACAGGGGCTGGTGGTAATCTAGATGTTTACATTAATGAGGTATGGTCACCAAAAATTAACGACTTCGCTAAAGAAAAAAGACATTTCTCTTTATTCTTTATTGACAGAAGTGATGAATTATCAAGTGGTGGTGATACTATTCATACTGGAAATATCACAGAGATGTCAGCTAACTCAAAGGTAAATGCAAACACTGTTACCTTAAATGCTAACACAGAAGACCAAGTTGATTTAGTAGTTGATACTTGGAAAGAAGTATCATTCGCTATTGAAGATGGAGATGCTGCTAAGTTCTTAAAATCAAGATACACTCAAGAAAAATATGCTAAAAACGCAGGTTTTACTGCTACTATGGTTCTTGAAGATGCTATCGCTGCATTATTTGGAACTTTCACAGACTCTGTAGGTGCTTCAACAGATGTAATAGAAGATTCTGATGTTAGAAAAGCTATTGGTATTTTAGAAGCAAACACTAAAGAAGAAATTACAGATGGAAACTTTAGAATGTTCTTTGATACCAAAGTATGGTGGAATCAAATCGCTGGTAATACTATTTATCAGTTAAAGATTAACACAGCTGGTAATGACCCTGTATTAAACAGACCTGCTACAATGCTATATGGTGTTATGGTTTCTCTAAGTAATCGTATCCCTTATGTAAGTGGCACAACTGGAAAATACAACGCTATTGTCCACAGTGATGCTATTCACTGGGCAGAAACAAGACTACCAGGACAAAATGGAGTAGTTCGTGTTCAATCAAATTATGTACCACAATATTTAAGCACAATTACAACTGCTGATTTACAGTTTGGTGTAGTTCTAAATCGTGCTAACTATGGTGTTAACATTTTATCAAGTGAAGCCTAGTAATAGGTGATTAAAGTCTAGCAATAGACATATAACATACTTGTTTAGTTCAAGCCCACAGCTCTTTGCGGTGCTTGAGCTAAAAGAGCAAACAAATATGGCAACATTAGTAAATATAACAAATCATAATAAAATATATTTAAATGAAAACGGAACAGAAGTCTACCCTCCAGGACATCCTAACGCTGGAATGGTTAAACCAGAAAGCGAGAGATCGAGAGACCCGAAACTACCGCCAAAAAGCCGTGCGGAAGCAAAAATGGAAATAGAAGCTGGAATTGATGATGAATCAAAAGAAGCTATTAAACTTTTGAAATCTAAAGGATTACTTAAATGAGAGTATTTGGAATAAACAACTCATATTCAGGATGTGCTTATGTAAGAACTATTATGCCTTTTTTACATAATGGTTGGAAGACAGACATAAAAAACTTATATTCAAAACTACCAGCGCGCGAAGGAATAGAACATAATGTAGTTGATAGTGATGTGATAGTATTCCATAGACCAGATGAGCAGAGTAGGTTAGAAATGGCTGTTAAACTAAAACAAGCAGGAAAGAAGATAGTTTATGATAATGATGACACTTATAATGTAGATAATGGAATGTTACTAGGTGATTTCTTTAAAAGTAAAGTAGGAATATTAAATAGATTTATAAGATATGCTGATTTAGTAACAACAACAACAGAGTTCTTAGCAGATGAGTATAGAAAGTTAAATAAAAATGTAGTAGTTCTACCTAATTGTGTTGACCCTGATGACTGGGACGAACCAATTAAAAATTATACAGACAAAGTAAGAATAGGTATTATTGGTTCTGTTTCTAACAATGGAGATAGTGAACATATTAAAGACCTTTTAAAAGAATTAAGTGATAGAGATGATGTTCAATTAGTTATGTTAGGATTACAACCTAAGAAATCTAAATTAGTTAAAAAGTTATATAAGAAAGAATATGAATATTGGAGTCAGTTCAATATAGAAGCACACCCAATAGTCCCTATATATGATTATCAGGATAAGTTGAATTCATTAAAACTTGATATAGCTCTTGTACCTCGTAAAGATAATTACTTTAATAGGTGTAAATCAAATATAAAGTTCTTAGAAATGTCAATGTTAGAAATCCCAGTAGTAGCTCAGAGTTTTACAGATAAACTAAGTCCTTATGATAAAGATTTAAATGGTAAAAATGGATTACTAGCTACAACACAGAAAGACTTTAAAATACAAATAGATAGATTAATAAAAGACAAAAAATTAAGAGAAGATATAGGCAAAGAAGCAAAAGCTTATACTCTAAAACATTACGATATAAATAATAATTATAAAAAATGGAAATATGCGTATAATCAAATTACAAAATAAAAAAATCAAAGACATCTTAAAAAAGAAAGAAGAAATTGTATTAAAGGGAAGAAAGTTGTCAGCTAAGATTGAAGAAGAAGCTAAGGTAATTGTAAATAAAGAGTTAGAAGCTAATGGAATTAAAGTAGATAAAAATAGAAAATGCTCTGGTGATTATGATAAGTTTGTTAAGTTCTTTCATCAAGACAACCAAATTGCTATTAATGAAAATCTAAAGAAAGAATTAGCAGATGAATTAGATGAATTAGAAAAATTAAATGGATTTGTTAATAAATATAATGGAGAAATATCTCGTTTAGTAGATAAAGAAGATATTAAAATAGGAGAGTTTGAAGAATTAAGAAAGATTGAACTTAAAAAGGAAGATATTGAAATAGAAGTAATTGATAAGATAGAAGAAATGAAACAAAGAATAAGAGAACAAAAGACTAAATAGTCTATTGAGCCAAGATGATGTAAAGGTAGCATAATAGTCTCCAAAGCTATTTGTCAGGGTTCAAATCCTTGTCTTGGTGCTTATAAATAAAAAATAATATGATTTACTCAGACACAACAAATTATTCAGGAGTGATACAAATATACGAAAAACTAATAGATAGTGGTTATGCTTATATATCAGGAGATGCTGATAGATTAAAAGAAGCAACTGCTTCAGCTAATAATAAAAGTAGTTTAGTATGGCACATTATCCATAATATAACAGGAAACTGGAAGTATGATGATAGTAATCAAACAGACTTACCTTTTGCTACTACTGATTTGGTATTAGGACAACGCAGATATGCTTTACCAAGTGAGGCTTTAACAGTCCAACGTATTGAAGTTAAAGATGAAGATGGTAATTGGTATAAACTAACACCAATAACTAAAGAGCAAATACACGAAGGAATAGATGATTTCTTAGATGATAATGGCAGACCAATGTATTACAGCTTAGTAAATGGAGTTATTGAATTATATGCGCCTACTGACTATTCTCAAAGTGATAGTTTAAAAGTTTATTATGATAGAGGTTCAGTAGCTTTTACTACAAACGATACAACAACCACTCCTGGATTTGCTAGTCCTTATCACGAAATAATACCAATAATGATGGCTATTGACTGGTATAAGGTTAAACAACCACAAAGTCCAACATTACCACAATTACAACAAGATTATTTAATACTTGAAAGAAATATCAAAGAGTTTTACGGAAAACGCTTTAAAGATTACAAACCAAAGGTAGGCAGACAAAAAGTAAGTTATAAATAGAACAGACAACACTCTATAACACTCTCTCACAGCTCACACAAGCCACATACAGCGACGATAAAGTAATAAAGGTATAATTAATCAAATCAATAAAATAATTTAACACAGAGCCTTGTATGGCTTAATAATAAATAATATGGAAGAAATAACAAACATTAAATTAAAAACAATAATCACAGAAGAAGTGGTTAGAGATGGCAAGACTATCTTAAAACAAGTTAGTGAAAACTTAACACCTAATACAGGTTTAGCAGGTTTCATTAAAAGAATGGGTGGAGATGTTTCTACCGATGGCTTTACTTATTTAGCTTTAGGGACAGGAACAACCGCAGCTGCAGCCGCAGACATAGCTTTAGAAGCTGAAATTATAGATAGTGGTTTATCTCGTGCTAGTGCCACTGTTAGTTATGAAACAACTACTACCACAGACGACACTCTACAACTTTACAAATCTTTTACAGCTACTGGCTCAAAGAATGTAAGTGAAATTGGTATTTTTAATGATGCTTCAGCTGGAATAATGGGAGGAAGAGTAGTTAAAACTGCTGTACCTTTGGAAGCTAATGATGTATACAATATTACATATCAAATAGTATTAGCTAGAGCTTAGTATTATATAAATGATAACATACGACGACCCAACAATTACATACGATACTTCTAATATATCTTATGAAGGTAATAGTATAACTATTGAAACCTTATTAGATAGTATTATTGTATCTGAAATAGTAAATAGAAACATAACAATTACAAGAACAGAAATAGATACTCTTAATGCTTCAGATACAGGGAATAGACAAATAGAAGTAAACAGAATAGCTACTGATAATCTTTCAATAAGTGAAACCTTTAAAAAAGCTTTAACAAGAGTAATAAAAGACACGGTTAGTGTTGGTGAAATGTTTTATAGAACAATAGCTACTACTGTTTCAGATACAATTAATATAACAGATAAAGCTTTTAAAACTTTAAGTACTACTATAATTGATACCCTTAATATAAGTGATAATGCTTCAAGATTAGTAAAATATACAAGAACAGCTATTGATAGAATAGGAACAAGTGAAGTATTTAAGCATTGTAAAAATGGA